GCTCGCGTGGTGCGCCGTCGGCGTGCGCGCGTCACTCAGCCGGCTGTCGTTGCCCTGCGCGGCCGTGTTCGCCGCCGTGCCGTAGACCTGCTGACTGCCGGTGAGTTTGCTCGAGCCGTCGAGGCCGGCGTAGCCCGACGCGGCGTTCTTGCGCGTCACCAGCTCCACGTTGGCCGACAGCCGCGCGTCCGGCAGCGAGCCGCTCACCAGGTCGCCGGCGTCGAGCAGCGCGCGCAGCGTCGTCAACGCGCTCGCGTCCGCCAGCCGCACCTCGAGGCCGACGCCGTTGCGCTTCAGCGCCGGGTGCAGCACCGAGCTGATCGACCCGCCGAACACCAGGCGGTCGAACCCGTTCTCGAGCCAGTTGTTGAGCACGAGCTGCCCATCGGCCGGGATGGTCAGCACCGTGCTGCTGTCCTTCCCCAGATACTGCGTGAAATACAGGTCCAGCGAGCGGACGGCGGCGTCGGTGATCTGGGTCGCACTGCCCAGGATGATCGGCAGGTAGAAGCGGAACCGGTTGAACGTCAGCCCATCGAGCGCGAACCCGTTCACCACCGACAGATCAGGCCGGCGGAACGCCATGTAGGTCGTCGAGTCGAGCACCATCAGGTGGTCGGCGGTGATCGTCAGCACCTCACGGTTGCCGCTGACCGGTGCCCCGCAGAGCAGGATCGCGGACGGCGGCGCGGCGGCGGCGTTGGAGGATCCATCGAGCGTCAGGGTCGACCCGACCCCGGTGCCGCCGTAGATGGTCGAGACGATCAGCGGGTCGGGGATCACGACGGGGCCACCGCCCCCGCCCCCGCCCGTGCCCACCGGCGGGGTCGACGTCGCTGGCCCCTGGCCGATCGCCGGACGCTGGCGCGGCTTCCGGTTCATTGCACGGTGGCCGAGATGGGCGGGGTCGGCACGCCGGGCGTCGAGCCGGCCGCGCCACCGACGATCCGCGTCAGTGCCGTGTCGCCCTGCATCGACGCCTGGCTCGCGTCCTTCATCGCCGCCGCGTTCTTCTGCGCGACCTCGGCGTCCATCACCGCCTGCTGCTTGGCCGCCGCCGCCGCATTCATCGCGTCGGCGTCCTCATTGCTGCGGAGCACCTTCGGCGGCGTGCCGAGCATCTCGGCATACTCGTTGATGATCTCCTTGCCGTCGACCTTCGCTGCGAGACTGGGGTCCGCCTGCACCAGGGGGAACACCGACTGCACGAAGCGGTCGAGCATCACCACCCCGACGATCTTCTGCGCCTGCGCCATGATCGACGTGTATTCCGCTTTCAGCTTCACGCCGTGCAGCGCCTCCGGCGGCGGCGGGATCAGACCGGCGGCGTCCATCATCGCGTAGGCCCGGTCGATGAGTGGCTCGAGCAGCTCGTCATTCAGCCGCTCGAGCACCGGGCCGAGCGCCAGCAGCTTCTCTTCGTGCCGCTCTTCGATCTCGCGCGCCGTCACCGGTTGCGCGCCGCGCCGTTGGTCCGACTGCGCGATCATCATGAACAGGTCGACGTAGAACGCGCGCTCGATCAGGAACTGGGTGTCGCTGACGCTCTGGTTCAGGTCGCGCAGGTTCAGGTTCACTTCGTGGATCGAGCGCAAGCCTTCGTGCCCGCTGGGCGTATCGACGTAGGTGATGTCGCCGCTGATCAGCGAGGTCTTCTGCGTCCGCAGGCTCGAGGGACCGACGAGCGGCGGGTCGATCTGCTTGTTGATTGCCTGCGCCTTCTTCCGCTGCTGGAGCTGCAGGCTCTTGATGTCGCCGAGCGCAATCATCCCTGGACTGTCGGTGCCGTAGGTGTCCTCGCCGGTGATGTCCCAGCGGGGCGCGAGGATCGGAAACGTGTCGAACCCCGACTCGCGCAGGAACGTGTCGCCCTCGCCGCCCTTCTCGTAGTAGCAGCTGGCCCACGGCTTGTAGCGCGCCTCGAGCCGCTTCGGGTTGGCGAGCAGGTTGGGCGTCACCATCCAGACGACGTCAACCGGCGCCTCGTAGTTGCCCTCGTCCCATTGGTTCTTGACCACCTTCGACATCACCGACCAGTCGACCGTGCGCCCGTCCGGCTGCAGCCCGAACTGCTGCACCACCTGGCGCACCGAGAGCTGGTAGTCGCGCCCGAACGACGTCGCCACGCACCGGTCGTCCAGGCCGATGGCGTAGCTGCCAATCGGATAGGGGTAGCAGCGGAACAGGTCGCGCCGGTCCTCGATCATCGACATCGCGCCGACGGCGAACACGCCCATGTCGCCGTAGATGATCGGCAGGCTGTTGTAGAGGTTGGTCTGGATGAAGACGGCGAGCATTCGCTTGGTGACCTGGTAGAGCCACTCGCTGACCGGCGGTGACTTCGCGAGGTCCGGGTCGGGCGTCGTCAGCTTGAACCAGGGCCGCGCCGGCGACGTCAGCCCGGCGTGCAGGCCCGACTGCAGCGTCCGCACCGCGAAGCGCCCCGTGCTGTCGATGATCTTCTGCGAGCGCCGGTCGCCCTTGTTGCGGTCGCCGACATACCACCGGGTCCGCCGGGGCATCAGGAAGTCCTGGAGCTCGCGGTAGTGCGCGTCGAAGGTGGACCGCTCACGCCACATCGCGAGCTTGAGCTGATTCAGCCGGGTCAGCCGGTCGCGCGTGTTGGTGGGATCGACGTAGGCTCCGAGCGCCATCTCAGTAGCCCACCAGGGTGCGCGGGTGCAGGGTGGCCGGCGGGGTCGCGGCCCCGCCGATGAGCGCGGAGGTCGCCGTGCTGGCGCTGCCGCTCTTCATCAGGCGCTGCTTCTTGGCGGCGGCCACGGCTTGCGCCGTCGCACTCGCACGGGCCTGCGCGCCATCCGGCGGCGTCGGCGTGCCGAGCAGGGTCGGGGTCGGCGCGAGCACCGGCGCTTTGGGACCGCCGACGCCGAACTTCGCCGCGGCCCCCACCGACCCGAACCAGCTCATTCACAACCTCTTGAAATACGCCGTCTCCACGGGGTCGTAACCACAGAGTTTGTAGAACCGCCCGACGGTCGACCCTTCCGGTGCGGACATTTCTATCATGGAAAGCCCGGATCGTTTGCCCCAATTCTCCACCTCGGCCAGCAGCGCGGGGCCGACTCGACCACGCCGGTGCGCCGGGGCCACCGTCCAGGCGAGCTCGCGCATGAACCCTTCGCCGTTCAACGGATGCGCGTGCGCCACCACGCCGATGAACCCGACCACGACGTCGCCCTCGACCGCCACCAGCACCATGCCATGCGACATCCCCAGGTCAACGTGCAGCCCCACCAGCACCGGATCGATGGCGCCCATCAGCCGGCCGTAGATGCTCTCGGCGAACTGCGCGAGCGCGAGCGCGACGATCGCGTCCCGGTCGGCGACCGTCGCTTCCCGAATCGTCACCGCCACGGGCGGTCCTCCTCGCGCTCGGCGAACGGGTCGTCCTCGGTCCGCGCGTGCGTGCTCTGCTGCAGGCGCTGCACCTGCTGCGCCGGCATCTCCGGCAGCGCGTAGGTGGTCGCGAGCGCGTCGGCCAGGTCCGGTGACCGACCGAGCCGCGCCTTCACCTGGTCCTTTGGCTCGAGCACGAACTTGCCCTTGCGGAACATGTAGGTCGGCGTCGTCAGCTCCGCAATCATCTCCTCGAGATGCGGCAATGCCGCCCCGCCCTTGATCGCGTCGGCCATCCCGAACCACATCTCCGCCCGCCGGTTCTCGTAGCGCGGGTCCATCGCCGGCGCGGCGAACTGCACGTCGTAGATCGGATAGCCGGCATCGCGGAGCACGTCACTCGCGCCGGCGGCCCACCCGCCCGTCGCGTCGATGAACTCCTGCTCGCTGCCCCACCGCTGCTTGGCGCGGATGACGGCGGTCGCGATCTCCACCGACGGCGAGCTGGTGCGCTGATGCCGCATCACGCGCGGGCGGAAGCAGGCGCGGCCCTGCCGCGGGAACAGCACCGTGCGGTCGTCGCCGAACCGCGCGACGTCGACCCCCAGCCGCTTCTGCGCCCAGGTGTAGGCGTCCTCGGTCAGGTGCCGGTGCATCGCCGCGCGCACCTCCTCGTAGCCGAGCAGCGCGTTCAGACTGGCCGGCGGGAACTTGCCGAGCACGTTCACCATCACCCAGGGGTTGTCCCGGCCGTAGCTCGCAATCTGCTGGCGTGCCCACTCGAGGCTGATGCGCGGCGAGCGCATCGGGTCGTCCGGGTCGCCGGTGATCTCCACCACCTTCCACAGATGCGCCTCCTGGTTGCACGCGCGGTAGAGCGGCCCCTCGAGGCTCGTCGGGTTGCCGCCCTGCAGGATCTTCGCTTCGACGGCGCTCGCCTCGATCGCCTCCGCCGTCGTCATCACCGCCTGCGGGATGCTGCCGCTCTCATCCAGGATGAACATGATGAAATCGGCGTGCAGGCCGGCGAGCGTCTCCGCCTGGCGCTGCGGGTCGGCGGTCTTCGGCCAGGTCCGGGCCGTCATGAACCACGTCGCCGGCGCTTCGTTGTAGACGATGCGCGTCTTGCTCCAGGTGAACTGCTGCAGCAACAGCGCCGACTGCTGCTGCCACTTCGACATCTCCGCCCAGAGGTTGTCGTCCAGGTTGTCCTCGCTGATCGAGGTCGCGCCGATCTTCGGGTGCGGGCGCGTCAACAGGAAGTTCCACGCGCACCACGCCTCGAGCGCCGTCTTGCCCGGCCCCTTGCACGCCTTCATCGCGATGCGGCTGACGTGCGGGAAGGCGGACAGCACCTCGGCCTGCCAGCGGTCCGGCTCCGCGCCGAACACCTCCCGCACCATCGCGATGGGATCCCACCGCCACCGCACCAGGTGCTGGCGGACCAGCTCGTCGGGGTCGGCCAGCGAGGCTGTCTCCAGACGGTGAGAGGGTGTCATTTTATCTAAGGATTTACGGGATCGCCCACGCGGCGGGGATGGTCAAGATCGGGCAGCTTGCGCCGCTCGTCTGGCCGGAGTGGTGGCTCGCCCGGCTTGCGCCCGACCGCCTCGAGCACCAGGTCGGCCAGCGTCTTGTCGGCCCCGAACTCCACCCGCTCCTTGGGTTTACCTTTCGCGTAATACCAGAGCATCGTCTCCATCGCTGGCGGGAGCGTGCCCTTGCGGAGGCGGAGCTGGAGGTTCTGGCGGTAGACCGGGTCATCGACCAGGGCGTTGCAGGCCGCCTTCGCCTCGGTGGTGACCTTGTTGGGCACACCCGGCGGGCGTCCCTGGCCGGCGCGGGTCAGGTTGCGCTTGCGCGCTTCTATCTGCTTTCTAGTGTGCTGGCGTTGAGCCACCGTGGTCGGCGAGTCTAGCAGATGTTGACCACAAGTAGCTCAGGCGCGGAGGACGGCCGGATCCATCATCGGTCGGGATCCTTCAGTTCTGCTTCCGCGTTCACTGTGTAGGCCGTGCGGATGTCCCAGCGGATCTCGTCGGCCGTCAGCATCGGCGACGTGCAGCGGAGGGGCTGCCCGTTCGCCGCCACCTCGGACGCCTCGACTGCGCCCTGTTGCCCATCGCACCGGCGCGCGTGCCACGGGTCGTGCGCGTGAATCGTCTCGCCACAGAACTGACAGACCATGATGCACTCCAGGTCGACTTCGGGTGCCTATACGACGACCCGCACATTGTGCTAGGCGGTCAGGTCGCCCAGCAGCTCGTAGATCTCCGGCTCGTCGTCCTCGTCATCCTCGCACCCGTCGAGGCGTCTCACCGGCGGAGCACCAGCTCGTAGCCGGCCGTCAGGGTGTAGGCCAGGGCGAGGTAGAGCAGGAACAACCCCCAGAGCAGGATCGCCGCGGCGAGCTGGATGAGTCTCATCGGGGCCGCGCCCGCGCTTCGATCACTTTCATCTGGCGCTCGCCCTCGAGCGCGTGCTTGACGGCGTCCCAGGCCCGGTCCTGCGCCCGCGTCGGGTTCGCCGCTTCGACGTTCACCATCACGGTGACCTCGACTTCAAACATGGTGGCGGCCATCCCGTCGAGCACCGTCGAGCGTTGCGCGTCACGCAGGGCGCGCCGTAGTTCACGCTCGGTCCAGTTCTCCTCGGTGGCCCGCCGGAGCCACCACTCCTGGTCCGGGGCCGGCAGCGCGGCCACCTCCGCTGCGTGCGACTTGCTGGGAGCCAACGCGCGAGCTGCCGCGCCGACGCGCCGGCTGATCGACTTGAGGTTGTCGAGCGTGCCCTTCGCGAGCCGGGTCTGCGCGAGCGCCTGCGAGGCGCGCTCGGCCCAGTCTGGCCGGGTGTCGGCGTAGAGCAGGAGGTCACCCACCCAATCGGGCGCGGACCTCTCCAACGCCTCCGCTAGTTCGATGGCGGTTGTCCACTGCTCGAGCGTCGGTCGACCGACCGGCTCCGCGCACCGGGCGCGGAACCGGAACCCCGGCATCTCCATCGGGCGTCGGTCGAACAGCTCAAGGTTCACGTTAACGTGGACCGGTTTAGTGGACGCCGCCATCGGCCTCCAGCTCGCTGTCCTGCTCCGGCTCGCCCTCCGGCTCGTCGCCCTCGTCCTCGCCCTCGGCCGGCGGCGTCTCGAGGTCGTCCTCGCCGGCATCGCCCTGCTCCTTGGTCAGCCGGACGCGCAGCTTCTCGGCCCCTGGCACCCGCGCCAACTCCACGCCGCCGTGCTTGTAGACCTGCAGACTGCGCTGCACCATCGTCTGCAACGCCGCGGCAATCAGGCCCGACTCTTCGACCTTCGCGTTGTTCATCACCGTCCGCACCTCGGCGATGCCCTCGCAGAGGTTATCGAGCTTGGCGCTGCGCACCTGCTCGAGGCCGGGGAGCACCTGACTGCGCGGGCGGACGCCCTTCGCCTTGGCCTGGACCCGTGCCTTGTGGTAGCGCCCCGCTTTCTTCTTGCCGGATTTCTTCGTGCTTTTCTTTTTCGCCATGCGGTGCCTCGGAAACGACCGACTTATCCCCCGCTCGGTCAACACGGGCCGACGGCCCGAACCCGTCGGCGGAATTGCCGACGACTCCTCTCAGCCGTGGATCGGTGCGCCGGCCGAACTCCGCCAGGAGCAGGGCATCGGCGATCGCGTGCGTGACTTTCACGTCGGGGAACAGCTGCTGCGCCCGGCGCTTCGTGATATTTTTTTCGCCCTTGCTCAGGCAGCCGAGCGCCTTCTGCCACGTCTGCGGGGTCACCTGGTCGAACGGGATGTAGGCAGCGGTCAGCGCCATCAGCAGCGCGCCGTAGCCCCGACCGAACGTGAACGCTGAGACGACGCCCATCTGCGGGCTGGCCGAGACGCGCTCGAGCACGGCGTAGGTCTGATACCCCTTCGGCCAGGGCGCGAGTAGGTCGAGCAGGTCGCGCTCGGTGGCCGGCATCCGATACGTCTCGACCACCGTGCCGTCGTCCCGCAGGATCGCGATGCCGCCGGTGACGCCGGGATCTATTCCGAGATAGCGGGCCATCGGTGGCGAGATGTTAACAACAAGTCCGTCAACCTTCAACCCTTCCGCGCGCGTTGTTTGAAGAACGCCACCTGCTTCACCTTGCGCTCCGCCTGTTGCTCGGCCGCCGTCGGCTCCGGGATCGGCTCGCCGCCGTCGGTGAAGGTCGTGGTGTCCCGGTCGAGGGTCAGGAGCACCGTGCCGGTCGGCCCGTTGCGCGCCGTCTCCACGATGAACTCGGTCGACCCGCTCTCCTTGTGCTGCTTGCGGTGCAGGAACGCGACGACGTCGGCGTCCTGCTCGAGCGCCCCGCAGTCGCGCAGGTCGGTCAGCTTCGGCCGGGCGTCCGGCTTGCGGTCATCCGGGCGCGACAGCTGCGACAGCAGCAGCACCGGGAACCCGCCCTCGTCCGCCAGCGTCTTCAACCGCCGGCTGATGTCGGTGATCTCCTCGTTGCGGGTCGCACCCCGCCGGTCGAGCGTGCCGGGGATCAACTGCACGTAGTCCACGATCACCAGGTCGAGGCCACCCTCCGCCTTCAGCCGGCGACACTCGCTCCGCATCTCATGCACCGTCCGCCCGGTCGTGTCATCGATCGCGAGCCGGAGCTCGCCGAGCGTGCCCCAGGTCTGCGACAGGCTCGGCCAGTCGCCCTCGTTCAGGTAGCCGGTCAGGAGCTGCGACAGCGGCACCCGGCTCAGGGTCGACACCATCCGGTATTCCAGCTGCCGGCGCCGCATCTCGAGGCTGAAGATGGCGACCCGCCCGCCGGCCAGCCCCGTCGCCGTTGCCGTGTTCAGCGCCAGCGTCGTCTTCCCGATCGACGGCCGCGCCGCTAGGATGATCAGGTCGCCGGCCTGCCAGCCGAACGTCAGGTCATCGATCGACTTGAACCCCGACGACAGCCCCAGCAGCTCGCCCTTGTGCGTGTAGCGATGCTCCATGTCCTCGATCAGCATCGGCAGGGTGTCGGCCACCTGCGCCATGCGCCCGTTCTGGTAGCCGGCCTGCAGCGCCAGCAGGGACCGGTCCGCCTCGGCCACCAGCTGCGCCCCGGACTGTCCATTTTCGGCCACTCGCCCGATCACCTGCTGCGCGTAGGTCACCAGGGACCGCTTGGTCAGGAGGTCCGTCAGGATGCCGGCGTAATGGGCGACATGGGTCGCCCTGGGCACGCCGTCGACCAGCCCTGACAGGTAGGCCACCCCGACCTGCGACGTCTTAGACGGCCCCAGAACCTGCCGGAGGGTGACGAGGTCAACCTCGCTGCCCTGGTGGCGTAGGGTCTGGATGCCGGCGAAGACGAGTTGGTGCGCCTGCCGGTAGAAGGCGTCGACCGACAGGTGGTCCGCCACGTAGTCGGCCGCCGCGGGCGAGAGCATCGCCGCGCCGAGCAGCGCCCGCTCCGCCTCCAGATTGTGAGGCAGCGCCGGCGCGTCGGGGTCGGCCTTAGCTCTGGGCACGCCGCACCTCGCGCAGGTCCGCCTGCCGCCGCCGGGTGCAGTCCACCTCGGCCCGACAGGGTGGGTCGTGCTTGCAGCCGACCGGCCGCGTCGGGG